GGAATGGATGACGATAGCATAAGCGTTGGCGTTAAAGTCGCGCATTTCATTTAACCTTTTCGATTAGGCCATTGGCCATTGTGACGTTTGCGAAAAATTCCTTACCAAGCCCCGTTATGTGGGGGCGGTTGGCAACAGTTAGAAAACCGTTGGGGCGATATTCCGGCCCAAACAGGCTTGTTTCAATAAAACGCAAAGGTTTTCCAATGTTTTCCTTTAGCGCTTTCTTGGATGGATATTTAACAACAAGAGTCATGGTTAATCCTTTCGGGATTTGGGTTGGTTAGTGAGTAAGAAAGACAACGGGTTTGGTTGCACTCCAACAAAGCCCACAAGTACCACAAGATGCGGTTTTGTCGGTTTGTACGGGGCAAATAAAAGCTTTCCCCTTGGCGATAAGGTTTTCCGTTCTTGCGTCATCGCCAGAAAGGGCCGTCATAGCGTCACGGTCAAAATTGCCAGAAAACCGAACCGCAAACCTAATGGGGTTTGATTGCTGCAAATCTAGAACCGCTTGGCCTATCGCCCTTTCATTGGGGTTTGTGGCGTTGGGTTGATTGGCGGTGTAACCGTAAACGTGAAGGGCCGGAAAACGCGCCAACCAAACCCGCCAAAGGTTTACATAAGCGACTGAATAAAAATCGCCCAAGATATGCAACCGTACAAGAAAGCCCTTGGGGTTTTTGCGCTGCAATTCAATCAATTCGCTTTCCATCCTTTGCTCCAAATCAGCATTTGCTGAATAGCGCGTAGCGAAAGGCATATTGTTGCCATAGCAATTCGCCCAATGGGCACAAGAAAGCGGGCAAGTTTTCCTTTCTTCCAATGTCACGGTCAAAATTCTAAAGCCCTTAAGCTTGCCCTTGGTGACGCGCTTCCCAAGCTTCACGTTGGTGCTTTCCTTTATTACCCTTTCGGATTTGCCCAACGTGTCGCGGGTTGTGTCTTTAACGGTTTGCGAAAAGACGGTTGTGCCCGTGGCGATAGCAATTTGCGTTTTGGTTAAGGTTGTCATGATCAATTCACCCCCGAAAATAGGGCATTCACGGGCAATTCGTCATAGGTTGGCAATTCCCAAAAGTCGGAAACCTTCAACCGCCCGTCTTTTGTGATGTAAAGCAAAGGGCTTTCGTCGCCTTGCGTTGGGTGTTCGTAAAACGGGCAACCCGCTACGCTACCAACAAGGGTTGCGGTTGTGGCAACAAGCTTGGCGTTGGGTGTTTTTGGCTTGTTCATGATCAAAGCCCTTTCTTGGCGTTGGCGGTTTGCATTTGCTGAAAATATTCTATGGCTTGCATCTCCTGAATTTCAAACAACCCTTGGGCCGCTTCAGTCAAATCCGCCAATGTCCAAGCGTTACGGGTTTCCGTGTAAGCTTCCAAAGCTTCATTGTGCAGCAATTCAGCGCCAACCCGTAGGAAGTCAGAACGCAACCCAATGTCAGCCTGCCCCGTTCTGTCATAAGCCCGTATCGCTTGACTGAACGCTTTCCAAGCCAAACCCGACAAGCCCCAAGCCAACCCGCTGGAATAGAGCATATCCAAATCATCAAAGTAGGAAGAAAGGGTTGCGCCAAAGACTTCGTCAAAGTCGCGCTCAGGCGTGTCATTGGCATTCTCAATCGCGCAAAGGATTGAGTAAGCAACCGCAACCGCCAAGGGTTGTTGTGCGATACGAGCGTCCAAGAAAGCATAAAAGGTTTTGCTGTCGGCTTTGGACAAGCCCAAGAAGTTTGCCACAAAGCTTGCGCCAAAAGCCGCCGTTGCGGTTTCAATCGCTGTCGTAAAGTTTGTTTTCGCGTTTTCCATTCTGTATTTTCCTTTGGTTTGTTGGGTTTCCTTGCAACGAAGCTAGAGGGGTTGCCAAAAACCTTGTCAATAGGGGTTGCAGCAACAAAAGGAAAACTTCCCGATAAATCGCACAAAGTCGGGAAAATATTCTGCAAAACCTATAAAAATCGGGGCTTTATTCCGCCCATTTTTTAATCAGTACGCTTAAAAATTAAGCAAAACCCCTTGCCAGAAGGGTGATTCGCGGGGGAACAAAAGGTGAATCTTGATGGAACAAAGGGTGAATCCTTGGGCGGGATTCTTGTTTCCTGCCAGTGAATATCGCCGCTAAGGGCCTAAGTCGCGTTTTTATGGGTTGGGGCCTAGGAAAACCGATTCACCCCTTCCTTGCCCTTCCTATGGCTTGTGCGGGCATATGGGGCTTTCTTGTGGCAACCTTGGGCAAAGGGCGGGGAACAAAACGTGAATGTCGAATTTTCTTGCCTTTTGGCGTGTTGGTGGATGACAAAGGCAACCCGACAAGAAAACGAAAGGAAAACCCGCGCCAAGCAACAAACCCGCGAAAACTTGTTTAACCTTCAACCTTGCTGCAATGCGGCAAAGTTTAATATTAAACGAAATAAAATTTTCACGACAAAGTCAGTCGGCTTTTGGCTGTTACCGCTAACGCTGCGCTGCGGCATTGCACCCGCAGAAAACCGCCACCGACACCCCACCGAGGGAAATGATCACCCCTCCAAGGGAAATGTTCGTCAACCCCTGTGAGGGAATTGTTCACCCCCGTGAGGGAAATGTTCGCCAAATATTCCTTGACATCCCCGACGAATCAGTCTAAGTAGAATGTAACGAAACACAACGAGGAGCCACAAAATGGAAAACATCATCATCGACATGAAGGGTTTGATCTACGACCTTAAGCGTATGGAAGGCAACGTGAAGACTGATCGTGAAGACACCATCCGTGCGTTGTCTAATGGCAGTGAGGAAGACTTCTGGGAGAAGACTGCGAAGGCATACGAGAACGGTTTGCTTGATGCTCAAGATGCTCTACAACGTGCAGCGGAAAACCTGAGACTGATCCAAGGGTGTATGGAGTATCTGATTGATGCTATCGAATACGAAACACTGTCTAACAAAGTGCAGGGGAAATAAAATGACCTACGAAGAAGCAAAGAAGAATGTCCGTATCCTTGGTCTATCCTTTAAGGCGTCTTTAGAGATGATTGGTAAACCAATGACTAATCCATCACCCTTACTTGATGGTATTGTGGCATATCAATACCTGAACCTAGAAGGTACGTTTGATTGGCTAGATGAATCTGTGTCTGTGGTGTTGAATAACTTGATTGATAGACTTCGTGATGAAGACTGAAAATAGTCATTGACGAATCGCTGAACACGCTGTAAGTAGATCATAACGAAACGCAAACGGAGTAACGCAAATGACCAACGTAATCGAAACGCTGAACCCAGAGACTGTCTATAAGTTCGTAGAAGAGAAAGGCACTAAGATTGCCACAGTGACCTTCATCAAGGTCGATGGTTCTGAGCGTGTCTGCAATGGTCTGTTCAAGCCCTCTAGCCATATCGTTGGTTCTGAGCGTGGCTATAAGCAGAGTCAGGATATGCGGGCTAAAGGTATCGTTCCTATGTATGATCTTAACAAGAAGGCATGGATTTGCTTCTATGCCACAAAAGTAGTAGGAGTTAAGTAATGGCACGATATATGCCCGACATCGACGGACCTAGCTTCCTCAAGGTCTACATCGACATCAATGGTGTAGAGATTGAGGTAGAGGCTTTTGTAACTGTCCCTGCCACAGGGGACTATTGCTATGACTACGAAAACCCCTTTGGCTCTGGTTGGACTACTACCACAAACCCTGAGTTTATCTTTGAGGGTTTTGATGATGACGGAAAGCCTCTGGTCTTCACTATGGATCAGATGAGTGATCTAGAAGAAAAGGCTATCGAATACTTTTGGGAAAAGGTGGAGAACTAATGACAGTAGCAGAGTTGATTGAACAACTTAAATTGTTCCCACAAGACTTAGACGTACAAATGAGCATGGAGATGGAGTATCAAGAGGCAGTTCAACCCCACTATCTGTGTGTATATACAGGCAGATACACTGATAAGCCGTTTCTTATGATAGACAATTCTAGGAGAGTATGAACCAATGGATGACTTTGACAACGACATCGACCCCGTAGAGGAAATTTGGGCAGACTTCTGGGAAAGCATCTATGATGACCTACCAGAAGAAGGTGGTGAGACTGACTTGATCACCTTCTTTGACTGTATGATTGACCAGTATGGTCTTACAGATCAGGAAGCAATCGAGATGCTGGCATCACATATCATCATGCGTTCTAATGGCAGCATGAAAGCTAAGGGCTATCTAAATTGATGACCTTGTTCGTGCCTGTAGAGGGCTATGTAAAGCAGCTAGAGCAACTGATTGCTATCCAGTATAGGGTAGGTACACCACAAGAAGCAGAGCCTCTACAGCACGAACTACAGAGGGTTGTAGAGTATAACCACAAAACCCATAGTGGGTACTATCCTGTCTATCTGGAGGATAAAGATGCTACTGAAAAAACAGACAACTAAATACTACTGTGAACACTGTGGTGATCCCATCCCAGATGGTCTGATCATGGTAGACGGCTTCTACAAATACAACTCTCTAGCCTGTGCTAATTGTACAGACTATGATGACATCAACGAAGACCAACTGGAATATGCTGCTTGTAGCAGCCAGAGTGGCTACGCCACAGAGGAAGATTATGATCAACCATATGATGACTGATAGATATGGTCCTGAGTGGTCTTCCTTCTATAATACAGAAGACTTCTTAGACTATATCTATAAGATAGATGATCAAGTCCTTGTAGGATCAGAACATCTTGATTGGGGATATACGGAGGGGGGCAAACCTTATAACTAGATGGGTGTTCCCACGAACCGTTCAAGGGGGCAGTGGAAATTAGTTGAAAAGTGTGACAAATATACCACACTTGAACTCTAAGGTATCAGTGCTTATCTAGAGCAGTCCAAACATAGGAAGAAATAATGGCTAACATAATCCACCAACCATGTCCTTTTGTTGGTTGTGGTTCATCTGATGCCTTTGACTACGAGGATACAATAAAGGTTGGGTTCTGTCGTTCTTGTGGCACATCGTATCCAGCTAACATCAAAGAGCATCCTCTACACTCGTGGGCTAAGATCAAGTATCCCCTAAAGGGGTTGCCACCAAAAGACTTCAATCCAGACGAATATCAAGAAGGAGATGTGTTGGAAATGGATGCAAATGGAGTTTACCTAGAGCATCGTGGTATTACTAACCACAGTATGCAGTTCTACAACTGTCTGACTTACTTTGATGGGGCAGACCAACCTGTCAAGCATACCTACCTATATCCTGATGGTGGCACTAAGACCCGTGTGTTCCCTAAAGAGTTCTACGTCAATAAGTTCAAGTCTGACCAACTCTTTGGCATGAACCTGTTTCCTGCTGGCTCTGCGGAGGCTGTGACCATCACTGAGGGCGAACTTGATGCCATGTCTGCCTATCAGATGCTTGGCTCTAAATACCCCGTTGTAAGCCTTCCTTCAGCTACCCCCTCGAAGAAATTACTGGAGAACTGCAAGGATTGGCTAGGGTCATTCAAGAAAATCTATGTCTCTCTTGATGCTGACGAGAAGGCAGACAAGTTTGCCACAAGCCTGATGCACCTGTTCCCTAGTCGTGTCTTTAAGGTTCCACACGACAAGTTCAAGGATGCCAATGAGTTCCTGCAAGCTGGTTGTGGTGAACAGTATCGTAAGGCTTGGTGGTCATCTGGTCTGTACACGCCAGAGAACATCTATGCGACAGAGGAACGCTTCCTAGAACTGCTACATGATACACCTGAGCATAGCTATGTCCCTACTGGCATCGAAGCCCTAGACGATAAAATCTTGGGTCTTATGCAAGGTCACTTCACTGTTATCAAAGCCCCTACAGGCATTGGTAAATCAGAGTTCATGCGCTATCTGGAATACAACTTCATCTCTAAACATCCTCAAATCCGCTTTGCTACATGGCACTTGGAGGAAACTAAACTTCGTTCTTTGCTTGGTGTGGTATCCTACTATCTCAAGGACAACTTGACACGCAAAGATTTGATTGCAGACAAGAACCGCATGGCTGATGTAGAAGGTGCTATCAAGCATATCGTCCACAACACAGGCTATATGCAGTTCCACCTAGATGACGCTGATGCTGAGACTCTAGTGGATCAGATCAGGGTTCTAACCCAAGTCTATGGATGTCAGTATATCTTCTTTGAACCCATCCAAGATGTTGTCACAGTCTCTTCTGACGATAGTAAAGAAGCACTACTTGCCGATTTGTCTGTCCGCCTGTCTAAACTTGCTGCCGACCTCAATGTTGGGATCGTTACTATTGGACATACTAATGACAATGGTGATTTCAAGTATTGTCGAATGATTGGACAACGTGCATCAGTCATCATTGACCTTGAACGTGACAAAGAAGCCGACAATCTGGTTGACAGGAACACTACACGACTAATAGTTAAGAAGAATCGACCTATCGGTTCAGAGGGTCTAGCTGGTGAACTTAGCTTTGATGCTGATACTTTCACCCTTAGTGAGAAAGGAAGTTGGGAATAAATGAAAGTAGTCGTCCTAGACAGTGAAAGCGATGGTCTGTGGGAAGATGCCACCAAAATCCATGTCCTGTCTTGGACAGATGATGGTGAGACGTATCAATCTACAAATGACTACGACAAAATGCGTGAGGTGTTGTGTGCAGCAGATACTAAGTTTGTTGCTCACAATGCTATCCGACATGACTTGCCTCTGTTCAATAAGATTCTTGGCACTGACCTGACCTACAAGAGTTTCATTGATACACTGGCCTTGTCTTGGTATCTAAACTTTGATCGACCTAAGCATGGTATTGAGGGGTATGGCATCGACTATGGTATCCCTAAGCCTGTTGTAACCGATTGGGATGGCCTGACCTATGAAGAGTATCAGCATCGCTGCGAGGAAGATGTAAAGATCAACTGGCGTCTCTGGAAAGAATTAGAAGCAAAGATGCTCAAGCTGTATGGTAGCGAGGAAAAGGCTCACCTGTTTATTGACTATCTTGGGTTCAAGATGGACACTGCACGAGAACAGGAACTGGTTAAGGTTCGTCTTGACCTAGACCTGTGCCAGACCTCTTACGACACTCTACTACAGCAGAAAGAAGAGAAGACTGTAGAACTTGCCAAGGCCATGCCTAAGAAGCCTATCTACAAGGAACTGAAGGAGCCAGCTAATCTATACAAGAAGGATGGCTCTTTGTCTGTGGCAGGAAAGAAATGGTTGGATACACTGGTCATGCTAAAGCTGCCACACACCACTAGGGGAATGGTCAATGTCTTAGACAAGATCGAAGATGGCAACCCTAGCAGTTCTGATCAAGTCAAGGAGTGGCTACTTAACCTTGGTTGGAAGCCTCAGACATTCAAGTATGTCAAGGATAAGGCTACAGGGAAAGAGCGCATGATCCCACAGGTTCGTGATGAGGGTGAACTATGCGAGAGTGTGACTGACCTGATCGACAAAGACCCTGCCGTGGGAATTTTGGAGGGTCTGACAGTTATCAGTCACCGCCTAGCTATCTTCAAGTCATTCCTAGAATGCCACAAAGACGGCTGGTTGAAGGCAGAGATTGCTGGCCTCACTAACACTCTGCGGTTCAAACATTCTAAGCCACTGGTCAACCTACCTAGCGTAGACAAGCCTTGGGGCAAGGAGGTCCGTGGATGCTTGCTGCCACCAGAGGGTTATGTCTGGGCTGGTAGTGATATGGTTAGCCTAGAAGACACGACTAAGCGCCACTACATGAAGCCTCTGGACCCCAAGTATGTCAACGAGATGTCCCAAGAAGGCTTTGACCCCCACCTCAATCTTGCACTGTTTGCTGGTGCTGTGACCCAAGACCAGATCGACCAATACAACGAAGGGAAACTTAACTTGAAGCCCTTGCGTAAGAAATTCAAGGCTGCTAACTACTCCTGCATCTATGGGGTAGGTAAGGCTAAACTGGCTAGGGGTTTAGACATCCCTGTCAAGGAAGCAGAAGCCTTGATCGAAGCCTACTGGAAGCGTAACTGGTCTATCAAACGAGTGTCTGAAACACAGAAGATCAAGATTGTTGGCGGCACTCAGATGTGGCTACAGAACCCTGTCTCTGGGTTTTGGCATAACCTACGGAGTGACAAGGATACGTTCAGTACACTAAACCAAAGCACAGGCGTGTTCTGCTTCGATACTTGGCTTCAGTTCACTAGGATGCTTGGTTTACCTGTGGCATTTCAGTTCCACGATGAGCAGGGTGTTCCTGTAAAGAAAGGTGAAGAGCGTATGGCTAAAGAAATCCTTAAGGATGCGATTGGCTATGTCAATAAGAAACTCAAACTCAATGTGCTACTGGATGTGGATGTCCAGTTTGGTAGTGATTATGGAAAGGTCCACTAAATGCAAAAATAGTTTATATATCCCCTTGACACGGGCATGACTAACACCTATATCATACTTTCTGGCGGGAGCAACACTTGCCAGATTGAAGAAATCCCGACAACATTCTAGCCACAGAAACAGGCTAGATCATCAATAGGAATACATAAACATGGCTACTGGCACTAAATATACCGAAGTTACGACTGTTGGACCAATCGAGTGGGCGCGTATCTTCGAAGACAATCGGGATATGCAAGGCTACGAAGGTATGTACGCCGAATGCGATGGCGCTTACACTTTGACCCAAGTTTTGGATAAAGCACAGTTTGAGAAGCTGAAGAAGGCTGGTTCTCAGAAGAAGCCAATCGGAAAGCGTTTGATGGATGGTGTGATTGCAATCAAGTTTGAACGTAAGCATTTGGTGAAGACCCCCGATGGCAATGCTATTGAGAAAGCTGGTGGCGCTCCTAAAGTGGTTAATGCTTCTGGTGTTGCTTGGGACACTAATGTTGATGGGCTTATTGGTAATGGTTCCATTGCTGAAGTTACTAACCTTCTGACATCGTTCAAAGGTAAGGATGGCACTAACATCTGCCGCACTACCTTGACTAAGGTCAAGATCATCGAACACTTGGTTTATCAACGTGAAGAGGAAGCAGCGTAATGGATTTCACACTTATTGCAGACGATGGTAAACGCCGTATCACTGTTGCCCATGATGAGATGGACTATCTGCCTGACGTACTGGAAGTCTTGCTGAACTTCCTTCAGGCTTGTGGCTATACCTATGTTACCAAACTTGGTGTGGTGCAAAGTGATAATTCGGAGCGTTGGACTGAATGACAACAATCAACGCTAAACTTGTGGCCCTCACCCAACCAACTATCGGGGTGGGGGCTGGTAGTGCAGAAGGTCTTGTGGCTTACTGTGCTAAGGTGTCAAACCCTGCAAACCAAGACAGCCCTGACTATGAACGCCTGTTGGCCTACTGTGTTCGTAACAAGCACTGGTCAGTGTTCGAGATGGCTAACGCTATCGTTGAAGTAGAAGCACCACGAGACATTACACGACAACTGCTGCGTCATCGTAGCTTCTCTTTCCAAGAGTTCAGTCAGCGATATTCTGATCAGATTGAGTTCACTGATCGTGAGTTGCGTAGGCAAGACAATAAGAACCGTCAAAACTCTATTGACGACTTTACTGAAGAGGAGAAGGCCAACTTCAAGGGTGGCGTAGAAGCGACTGCCAGAGAGTTGGGAGTTGTTTATAGGGACCTATTAGCGATTGGTGCAGCTAAAGAATGCGCCCGTGTAATCCTTCCCGAAGGGCTTACAATGTCTCGCCTATACGTCAATGGCACACTACGTTCTTGGATTCACTACCTTGATGTTCGTGACGATGAGGGTGTTACGCAATGGGAACACGTTGTCCTTGCCCGTAAGATCAAGGAAGTCTTGTTGCCAGCCTTTCCTACTGTCTTTGGTCTATTGAATGGTGACACATGAAACTTTTAATCGACATGGACATTATCGTTTACCATGCAGCACTGTCTTCTGGTGGCGATAGTCTATCTGGTGTGGTTGATAAGCTAAACGACATCATGGAAAGCATCCTTGCTGCCACAGAGGTTCCCTGTGAGTATCAAGGGTATCTAACTGGAACAGATAACTTCAGGCATGAATTGTCAGACATCTATAAGGCTCACCGCCCAAAGGATAAGCCCCTCTACTATAAGTTTGCCCGACAGTACCTCATCGACAACTGGGGTGCTATCGTGGTGGATGGGCAAGAGGCAGATGATGCTATCGCTATTGAAGCCACAAGACTGGGCTTTGATGATGTTATCATCGTATCCATCGACAAAGACTTCAAGCAACTGCCTTGTCTGATCTATAACTATCAAAAAGGAACTTGGCATCAGTCAGATGAGTGGCAAGCATCCGTCAACTTCTATACTCAAATCCTTGTGGGGGATGCCTCAGATAACATCAAGGGTGTCGTTGGGATAGGTCCAGTAAAGGCTGCTAAACTCTTGCTTGATTGTAAGACTGAGCAAGACCTCTATCAGACCTGTCTTAAAGCGTATGAGGGCAACAGCGAAGAAGTCCTAAAGAGTGGGAGATTGCTATGGCTACGTCGAGAAGAGGGCCAAATGTGGGAGCCACCAAATGCAAGTTAGACTAGAGAACGTTCGTGTTTCAGACGACTATAAGGGAACTGTTTACAAGTACCTTGAACTTAGGTGTTCCTATGGTAAAGATGAACTTATCACCTCAGTCTCAATAAGCAAGGAAGACATCTTGTGGCTATTAAACCAAGACGGTCCACCCCCAAGTCTCTAGGTTATCGGTCAGGTCTTGAAGTAAAGGTAGCCAAGCAGCTTGAAGAAGCTGGTGTTAAGGCTGAGTATGAAACCACAAAGATCAAGTATCGTGTGGAGGAAGACAGAACCTATACACCAGACTTCGTTTTGCCTAACGGTATTGTAGTCGAGACTAAAGGTAGGTTTGTCGCTGCTGATAGGAAGAAACACCTACTCATCCAGAGACAACACCTTTTCCTTGACATCAGGTTCGTCTTCAGTAACAGTAAGGCCAGACTTACTAAAGTCTCTAAAACTACCTACGGGGATTGGTGTAAGCAACACGGGTTCCTTTATGCAGACAAACTTATACCGAAGGAATGGCTAAATGAATGATGTAATCGAGTTGGATAATGACATCATCATCTGGGGTGTTGTGGTTGGCCCTTTCGCAAGCCAAGACCTTCCAGAGTGGGAGTATGGTGAAGATGGTTGGATGCTAGTCTGCCAAGTAGAGAACTCTTATGGTGGCCTAGAGGTTCAGGAACTTCCCTTCCACACCTTTGATGATGCCTATGAAGTCGTGCAGTACTTCCGTCATGGTCGTGCGCCCTATGTACTAGAGGTTTTAAAAGAATGAGCAAGACAGCAATAGTCTTCACTTGTGGTCATGCTAAACCAGAGGTATCGAACGAACGATACAGTTGGCTTGGTAGCCTGATTGAAGACGTTAAGCCTGACTATGTGATTGACCTTGGGGATGGGGCTGATATGTCTAGCCTTAACTCTTTTGATACACGCTACCCTTCTGCTATTGTGGCTCAGAACTATGGTCGTGACATCGAAGCCTACAACGAGGCCAATGACCGTATCTGGGGACGCTATCGTATCAGTAAGAAGAAACGACCTTTTCGTATTGGCTTTGAGGGCAACCACGAAAACCGTATCAAGAAGGCCATCGCAACTGACCCTCGCCTAGAAGGAAGTAAGTATGGAATCAGTTTTTCCCACCTCCAGACCGACTACTGGTTTGATGAATACCACCACTATCATAATGGAGGCCCGTCCATTGCTGACTACGATGGTGTCTCGTATGCTCACTACTTTAGCAGCGGTAACTTTGGCTCTGCTATGTCTGGCATTCACCATGCCTATGGGCTTATCCAAGCTAGGAATCATTCTGCTACTTGTGGTCATAGCCATAAACGCTCTATCTACTTTAAAGATGGCGCACACCCTACTGGGATCGTTGGACTTGTTGCGGGTTGCTTCAAGTCTGCTGAAGAAAAGTGGGCAGGACAGTCCAATAATGATTGGTGGAAAGGTGTCGTGATCAAGCGTAACATCTCACAAGGGATGTACGAGCCACAGTTCGTCTCACTAGAGACTTTGGAGAAGACGTATGGGAAAGCGTGATCCTGACAAGTTCGAGAAGAAACCTCGTGACGCTTACTTCACCATAGACCCTGCTGCTGTAGAAGCCCTAGTGCCTCACCTACAGCACAACAGGTTCTTCATTGAACCCTGTGCTGGTGCTGGTAACTTGGCTGTCTCTGTGGCTTCTCATGGCTTCCACTGTGCTGCTATGTATGACATCGAACCACAAGCAGAAGGTGTACTACAACGAAGCTGTCTTAATCTTGGTGAAAAGGATGCTTGGTTCGCTGACTACTTCATCACTAACCCACCCTTCACTTGGAAGGTTCTACAGCCAATCCTCGACCACCTAATCTGCTTCTTACCCACTTGGCTACTCCTACCAGCGGACTATATGCACAATGTCCGTATGGGGCCATACATGAAGCAGTGTGAGAAGGTAGTTAGCATTGGTCGTTTGTACTGGGAAGAGAACAGGGTCAAGGGTGTAGACAACTACTGTTGGTATCACTTTAACAAGAAGTATGACGGAAAGACAGAGTTTGTTGGACGATGAGTAAAGAGCAAATCAAAGCACTGATCGAAGCCTACGGATACCAGCGTATCCTTGCAGACCACAACCTGACTTTGTGGAAAACCCTAGAAATCCTAGATGATCTGGGATACATCTTCCTTGAAAGGTATGAGGATAAAGAATGAAGTTTCCTTTCGTGCAAGTTCTTACGCTAATCTTTGTTACCCTAAAACTAACAGGGTATATTGATTGGTCGTGGTGGTGGATTTGGTCGCCAATGTATCTCCCCCTATTGGTTATGTTGGCAGCGGCAACCTATCAATGGAGTAAGAGCAATGGCTAAGTGGGTTATTAAAGATGGCTATTCACGTTCACCAAGTGACATGGTTCAAGAGTTTGCTAGTGTAACTGGTCAATCTGGCACTCCTATGCTCTATGATAACTTGATCACAGAAGAATACAGTGAGTGGTTTAAAGAAGAGCCACATACAGTGAA